AAATCGGTTAATACTTGATTTACAAGATCAGGGTCGCGATGCGATATTTGGTGTTTAAATATCTTTTCAGTATTATTATAGTTCCCTGCGTCATTCGGAGCAAATATCGCCCCTTTATAATCTAGTTCTAATAAATAATCCAATGGCTCAAGCACTCTAAGACCTGCATCGAAATAGACGATTCTAGACCACTGTTTAAAATAGTCGTCAAACACGTGCAATTTTTCCCATTGATTAACTTTCGTAAATTCGCGACCGTCACTATCTGGAAAGCGTGTCTTTATTTTTTCTAATAATTCCGATTTATCAATTACGGGAAAACGGATAGTAATTAGATTATAATAATCTCGAATATTATGATTTAAATCAAAATCTATAGTGATTAATACTATGTTGCTTTGCCAATTACCTCTTGTTCTTACGTCTATTATTGTTTGCTCAGCGCGTTTGAAATATTGTTTATCAGTCACAATGACAACTGCTGTGTTCTTCTTTTCTTGGTTAGCGCCTTGATCGAGTGTCTTGCTAAACGGATTAAATAAGTATTCGCGCAATTCTTGATTCATTTAATTAATTGTTATTGTTATTTTATATCGTTTCCTAAAAAATTGAATGGTTTTTTTAACAATGTTGCTATAGGTAAACAACTGACAATTTGATATGGAGCAACTACTTTCAGAGAACGAGCAACTCAAGGAGAAGATTAGGAAGTATGAGGAACTATTGAAAACCAACAAGTCAAAGGTTTCTGTTTCGGACGCTACTGGCGTCTGCCTGCACAAGGGAGAACCGCCTGGTCTTCATGAGTGCAGAGAATGTAGAGAAAAAAAGAGTAGCAGCTTTTTCGGATACTATCAAAACCGCATTGATAAGAACGGGTACTTGATGCGAGTGAATGCTGTCTGTAGAACATGCGCTGTCGGATTAGACGAAGAGAGAAACACGACACTCCAGAAGGCAAATAAAGAAGGAAAGATTCCACCTAGGCCCAAGGGTGGAGATGAATGCCCGAAATGCACCAGGGCATGGGGGACAGAGGAGAATCCTCGGAATTGGCATCGCGACCACGACGCAATTAAAAATGAATTTCGTGGATGGCTTTGTGGTGACTGCAATATGGCCAACCATGATCACCGACATGGGACTAGCTAAACACCTAGTCCACACTCCTCCAACAACCGTTGCTTAGTTAAATTTACATATTCTTGTTCAATGTCAATGCCTATAAACTTACGATTACATTTTTTTGCTTGAACTAGAGTTGATCCTGACCCGCACATCGGATCCAAAACTACTCCACCAGGGGGACAGAATACTTCTATTAAATCGTGCGGAATCTTATCAGGAAACACAGCAGGGTGCTTCCTTTTTAATTTATTTTTATCTCCACCATTTGCATAATCCCATATCGTTCCTGGGCACTTTACTGCGTTTATTACAACTTCTTTGCTCTGGTGTGTAGTTCCGTCTGTTTTCCTCGTAGCACATCCGGTCATTGTTTTCCCAGCATGCTTTGATGGGATCTTGATAGGTTCTTTATTGAAATACTGGGGTTTCTTACCTTTCAGAAATATATGTATATATTCGTGATCGACCCGGAACCGCTTATTCCACCATGCACCTTCGCACCCCTGTTTCTTATAAATGCATGTTTCAAATAGCTTGAACCCAATTATGTCGCAATGCGTAATAGCAGTTCGAAACGAAGTTAATGATTTACCGAAATCTTTAGTTTGATCCTGGATAATCATTGCGTAAATACCTCCCTTTTTCAATACTCTAAAAACTTCTTTTCCTACTTCCGTCAGATCTAGTTTATAATTGCCTTTATATTCTCGCAAATCGTCATATGGAGGTGAAGTTATAACTAGATCCACCGAACCATCTGGAATAGTTTTCAAAACATCAATGTTATTTCCCATGAATACCTTATTAGTAATGTCTACACGAAATTGGTCATCTACTACTATACTGTTTACTAACGGCGTTGATGTTTTTTCATTAATAATTTCCATCAACTGTGTCTTATTCTTTGACTTACATTTTGTAACACCCAATTCTACACATTTTTTAATTAACTCTTCACGAGATAGTTCCATTTCTTAATATATATTTACGTTGTCTTTGTATTATTATTATTAATCAATTTTTTAATGAAGCCCCCGCCTAAACGTTTTTTAAAAACAATATAAAAAATAATGGTCATTGTTTACAATAATCAATCATAAAAAAATGAGGGGTGAAGCTGTTGTTTAAATCGTAAAGAAGAAGAGGGGCCGTAAGAAGAAGGAAATTGCACCCTTGCCTAATAATATTACAATCATAATAGAGGAGACAGCTGAAGAACATACACCAGCGCCAGAACAGCCCGCCAAAAAACGCGGACGAAAACCCAAAGGTGGCAAACTAATTACAAAACCACCAGAAAAGAAGGACTTTGCGAAAACAGTAACTAATATTATATTGCATTTGAAATGCTCAATGCAAGATCTGGTTGAACATAACACAGAATTAAACAAGATAGTTACTGATCCATTAACATATAACCCAACTATACCTCCCTCCATAATGACATACAATTCAGATGAAATCACAGCATTTTCAACATATAAATCAAATGAAGTTAATAACACTGACAGCAGAACAGAAGAAGTTTTACAAATGGCTTATACTGAGGTAGACAATAGTAAATTAAAGTCATCTTCGGCTTGCACTAATGTTTGCCAACGTTGTAGTTCACAAAATAACAACACACAACCAAATGAAGAAGAAGATGATGATATAAATATTAAAGACGTTAACTCAAAATTAAAAAAACTTAAATTACAATTATATAAAAATTCTAATCCAGATAAAAAATCCGCATGTTTCTGGTGCACTTATGAGTATGATAATCCTTCTTGCTATATACCCAAATATGAAATGGATGATCAGTTCTATGGGTACGGTTCATTCTGCCGCCCAGAATGCGCAGTCGCATATTTAATGAAGGAAAATCTAGACGATTCCACAAAATTCGAGAGGTATCATTTATTAAACCAAATATATAGCAAGGTTTATAATTATAAGAAAAATATTAAACCTGCACCCAATCCATATTTCTTATTAGATAAATTTTACGGAAACTTGAGCATACAAGAATATAGAAAACTATTGAAGACAGAACATATGTTGCTGGTTATTGATAAACCAATGACCCGGATCCTGCCAGAATTGCACGAAGATAGCGAAGATTTCATTATGAATATATATGGCGGAAAAGTAGCTAACCAACCAAACACAACGGGTGTTTATAAAGTTAAGAAACAAAGTGAGAAACAAAAGGGACCTAGTAAGAACAGCATTATGAAGGAAAACTTTGGAATACAATAAGATGAACACTATTTATAATAATTGGAATCTATATAAAAATATTATGATCTAAAATAATATATTTTGTATGTCGAATAACATTGTAACATGTTTCTTAATGGGTGGATTAGGGAATCAGCTATTTCAGATATTTACTACAATGGCTTATGGAATAAGCAAGCGTGTCAAAATGATTTTGCCTTACTCTGAAACGTTGGATGTTGGAATAAGTCGCCCAACCTACTGGGATTCTTTTTTATCTACAATAAAACGCCACACAACTTTTAATCAGGTTCATGGTTATAGCAACGACGAACTTTTAAAATTCCATGCATATAGAGAACCGCATCATCATTATCGCGAAATACCCGCTATAAATAAAAACGTACTATTGTTTGGATATTTTCAAAGCTATATATATTTTGAAAAGGAATATGAAAAAATATTTGCTCTATTAAATATTCACGAACAGCAAAACAAAGTAAGAGAGGAATATTCTCAATACTTTGATCCGACATATACTACTATTTCTATGCATTTTCGATTGGGAGATTATAAAGAAAAACAGGATTATCACCCAATTATGCCATACGAGTATTACGAGAACGCTCTTTTTAATATTTTATTGTATAAACCATTTACTAAACCATACAATGTTCTCTATTTTTGTGAAAAAGAAGATAACAATACAGTAAATCAACACATTAGGAGATTGGAAGAGAGATACCCTATACTTACATTCATTAAAGTAGACGATACGATTGAAGATTGGAAACAATTGTTACTGATGAGCTGTTGCGACAATAACATTATAGCAAATAGTTCGTTTAGTTGGTGGGGCGGTTATTTTAATCAAAGTCCTGGAAAGTTCGTTTGTTATCCTCATTTATGGTTTGGTCCAAAAGCTAATAATGTGACAGACGATATGTTTCCTATTGAATGGAGTCGAATTGAATTCTAATTAATTTTTTATAATCATATAAAAAATTGATCCTAATGATATCTAATAGATAATAGTAAATCTGCATAATGTATTCTAGTGAAACCGTTTTAAAGAACTTTGAAGGCCTTCTTGATCTTCCTTTTGTAAAGAAGCTCATTAAGAAGAATAAAAAGCTGAAGCATGAGAATAAAGTTCTTAAGTCCCTTATTTATTCTTTGCCAGAATTCCGTTGTGAATGTAAACAATCAACTTCACGCAAAGTTGAGATCAAAGAGGAAAAGGATGATTCTATACCTATGCAGTGCGAACCTCTTGCTGAGTCAGATGAGGTAGTATATGTAGCTCCTGACGAAACTCGAAAAATTAATATTACCTATGTAATTGAAGATGAAGTTATAGAGGAAGAAGAAGATGAGGAAGAAGAGGAGGAAGCAGCTGAGGCAGCTGTAGAGGAAGAGGAAGAGGAGGCAGAGGAAGAGGAAGAGGAGGCAGAGGAAGAGGAGGCAGAGGAAGAGGAGGCAGAGGAAGAGGAGGCAGAGGAAGAGGAGGCAGAGGAAGAGGAAGAAGCTGTAGAGGAAGACGCAGAGGAAGTATTCGTAGTTACTGTTTCAGGAAAATCTTATTACACAACAGATAAGGAAAATGGAAAGATTTACGCCATTGATAAAGATGAAGAAATTGGTGACGAAATTGGTGAATTTAAAAAGGGAAAGGCAACTTTCTATAAGAAGTAAAAATATCTAATATCTTCTTCTAGTTCTCCTACGTTTTTTATTTTTATTCCTTTGTGTTCGTTTTCCACCCGATCTCGTTGCTTCTACGTAATCTAAAAGTTCCAATGCTATTTCATAATTTTTTTTCATTGCCTCACTAGCATTGATGTTTTTTTTCATACTTTCTGCACGGGCTTTTGCAGTTGCTATTTCATTTGATCTTCCTCTACCTCTTGACAGAAATTGAAATAAAAATTTATCTCCATTATCCTGACTATTTTGCAGAGTCCGAACAAAATTTAAATAATACTCTTTGTAATTAAAATTGCTACCTTCTGCTTTTTGACTATTATAAAGTTTCGCGATTCTATCATAACCTTCTCTTGGAAGATACTCTACCAATTTATTATAATCAGAATTTTGTTTTGCAATGACGATTCCTTGTTTCCTTGTATCATCTTTTACTACATCGTTTCTGTTTAATAATTCCTTAGCTACTTGTGACATAGCAATTAAATAATCCGCTTGTTTTCTATCCTCAACTGTTCTTTGAAGGGTTTCGAGCCCTCCTCTTCCGTCTATTTTATCATCTAATATTCCAATTATTTCAGCATATTGATCCTCGTTAATATCTTCATCTTCTGTTAATTTATCAATTAGTTTTTCTAATTCGCGGTTTATATTAAGATTGTATCTATTTACTAACAAAAATTCCGTGAAAAAATTTTTATAATTGATATCATTATTCTTAATAATGGCGTTAATTTTTGGATTATTTTTCATATCTTTAAAAAATCTTATCATTATTGGTTCGTACATATTTCTTCGTTCTTCATCTAGGTAACTAACGTATTTTCTATTTTCTTCCTCCCTCTTAGCTTTTGTTTTTTCATCTAGCTCTTCTTCTGTTTCTATGGCTTCTTGTTTCCTTGTTGTAAACGTTTTAGTATTAAATATGGGATTCTTTTTTATAATTTTAGGAATTGCTTCTTCCATTCTCTTCTTTCTACTTGCTTCTTTTATAATATTCTCTAATTGATCTCCCAAATAATTGCTGTAATATGGACATTTAACATTACCTTCGTCTTCTGGTTTTAGTTCTCCTTCAAACAACTCAACATCCACGTATATCTCATAAGTAGAAGGATCTAGACCCACTATTTGTATTCCTGTGTAAATGCTATCTTTTACCCCATTTTCTCGTTCGCCTTTGTAATAATCTTTAATGCCGTCGAATAATTTCTTTTTATCTTGTACTATACCCTTCTTAACATCGTCTTTTTTGTCATCAATAAATTTAACCAGATTTTTGTTACTTGAGTTTCCTGTTTTTGAAATATTTCCGGTGTTTGCTATTTTTTTATACACAGGATGATTTAGAAAATCACTGAGCCATGTTAACTTCTTAACAGTGTACGTTCCACCTCCTATTTTTAAAAATATAGGTTTCCTTGTAGACATTGGATTGTACCAGAAAGCTTTAAGATTCGTTTCTCCTAGAAATATATTTCGGTAAGAATTATAATGGTTGTTTATTACCGGAAATCTAGTAGGCAATAAATATTTTAACATAATCATAACATTATTATCGATGATCGATGTCCTTTCATTATAATAAACTTCTTGTTTATCGGGAGAATCGCCATCAGGAGCATTCAATGGAAATAATTCGCCAGAGGTATAGAATGCTTCAAAAAAATCGTCCTTAATAAAAAATGTCTTTACAACATCGCTATATGATAATTTACTCAAAAGAGATTCATCATATTTTACCTGAAATGAGAAAAAGGGATACTGGCCTGGTTTAATAGCTTCTTCTATTTTTAGATCAGGGCTTGATAACATACTAAATGTTAATGGAATCGTAGTATAATCTTTTGTATCAGGTATATTTGTGTATAAATT